TGTTTGTTAGTAATAGCGTCCAACTGACGGCTTGCCTTATCAAAAGCCGTGTTAGCACGTTCCAGCTCTCTTTCAACCGCCTTCGCTTTGCGGTCGATAGCTTTTTGCTCCCTAGCGTCTAAACGCTTAGTTTTTTCGTTTGCAGCTTCTATTAAATCATTTCTTTTATTGGCTAAAGCCAAAAGTTTTTCGTCTCTTTCTAGTTCAATTAGTTTTACGTCAGCCCCTTCCTCTAACAGTTTTTTACGGGCTTCTTGGACAATGTTCGATTTTTCTAAACGGAATATCCGCTCATTCGTTAAGTCGCCGTTTAGCTGAGCGATGGTTAAGTTGTTTTTAGCGATTACGTGTTCGGCAGACCCAACTCTTGCTGCTTCTACTTTTGCTTGTAAAGCGGCTTTTGCTTCTTCTTTTATTTTTCTTTGCAGTTCTACCATTTCTGCTTCTATATCCGCTCGCTTTTGACCAAAAACAACGTCTTCAGCAAGGTTTATGTTTTGAAGCTGCCCTTGTAAAAGCCGTTGTCTGGGATCACTGGACTGTCGCGCTGCGGATAAATCGGCTTGGAACTCTAAAGCTTTTAGCCCTTGCGTCACAAGAGGCCCAGAAAACTGTGCAATAGCCGCTAAAAGCTGCGTGGTTACTTGGGTAAGTGCATTTCCTAAGCGCGTTGAAGCGTCGCCAAATTCTTTAAGGGCTTCGACGCCTTCGTCACCTACAACTAAAGAAAGCTGTCTAGTTGCTTCTTGAAGGGCTACCTGTTCCCCAGCTAATTCTTCTAAACTTTTAATTGCATCTTGTGCAGGGCTCCCAACTAGGCCCAAAGACTCAACAACTGCATCAACATCTGCGGTTGCAAGGTTTAGCGCTTGACCAAGGGTTGCAGCTTTAGCGGCAAGTTCATCGAAAAACCCGCCAAGCACTTGTAAAGATATAGCGGCAGGACCAAACATTTTGCCGGTTACAGCACCGCCAAGTGCACCACCGAGCGCCATGCCTGGTCCGCCGCCAAACAACAGCGGAAACGCACCGGCACTTACAGCAGCTCCGACTCTATCTCGGGCTGTGGCGTCTCCGAAAAGACTGCCTTTGCGTCGTTTAACTCTATTATCTAATCGTTTGTCAAAATCTGCTAAAGCTGCTTCATTTGCTTCTTTAGAGGCTGCTATCTCTGCGTCTGCTAGCTTGTTAATTTTGTCGAGTTTATCGTTAAACAAGTCATTTTCTAGCTTTAGCTGCACTTTTTGTTGGTTTTTCTGTGCAGTTGTTGTAGCTTTATCAACTTTTTCAAGAACTTTTAAAGACGCAGTTTCTACATTTTTATACAGATCTTGTACAGCATTTTGCCTTCTTTTACCTGTAACATCAATGCTCTTATTATTTATATCGTCAACAGCGTTGCTTATAGCGTCTAACTCCCGCTGCAGCCCTTGAAGAGCATTTCGGTTGCGTATTGCTAGCTGAATATCTACGTCGTATTGAGCCACAGGGGAACACGTAGAGTCTTACGCTCCAGTCTACCGCCTGCCCATTGTTTGCGCCCTAGAGCCGGTTTTGGCGTTTTGCACTGCTTTTTCTTGCTGCTCGTTGTGCAGCTCGTAGTAAGCGGCCCAGCCAATTAGCTCTTCTTGGGTTAGGTGCTGAGCAAGCTGGGCGACTGTGGTCCCTAGTTCCTTGGCGAGGAAGTAGATGAAGTACCAGTCGCTATTTGCTTTTGAGGTCTGCTTTCGCTTCCTCCACCTTGTTCTCTGCTCCGGAAGAGAGCATGGCAAGTTGGATGTCTTGCAGAATCGAGGCTTCGACAGCGTTTTTGAGGGCTGCTTTTTCGCCGTCCTGGAACAGGCGTTTGCCGTCGGCGTCCAGTGATTTCTCGATCATCATGCCCAGCGCGAAGTCGTTGGCATCGTCAGAGCCGACTTTTTTCTGGATTGACTCGCGCTCTGCAATGGTGAGTGGGTGCCAGTAGATCTCAAGCACCGTTTCGTCGCCATCTTTGACTTCGTGTTTATACAGCTGGCTAACGCCGAACTTGTTACGGAGCAGTTCGGTAGCGCGCATAAAGTAGTACCGTTTGCCTCAATATACTACACAACTGCTGTGAACTGGCAAGAAACAATGCCAATGAAGTGGGAACGGTCTTCTAACTCAAGCGGTGTAGGGCCAGAAATATCCAAAACACGAGGGGATACGGTGAAGGTATCTGTGTATCCGGGAGCGTTGACTGACGTTAAACCGTCAATTACAGCTTCGCTAACGGAGGAAAGCACTGACGTACCAGCTGATTTGGGCACGTAGACGTTGCATTGGATGACGCCGGAATAGTAATCCTGAGCAGCTCCTTGGTTTTGGAGAGTGGAGCGGTTGAAGTTGACGCTCATCACTATGTACTTTTTGGTTTTGCCCGGTGTGGTGTAGCGAACGTTGTCGTAAACCATCAAAACGTCGCTGTCCGCTGTTTCTACAGCGTCGGTTACGGCTTTCTCGAAGGCGGCGCGAACATTTACGAGAGTCATAGCTTAGAGCTTGGTATAAGACCCAAACACACTGCTGCTGGATCCAGTTCTGGCGAAAATGCGGCCAGGACGTTTGTCCCCAAAGGTTTGTTGGACCAGAGAACGCATTTCACCTTGAATAAAGTTAGAGACCTTCGGAGACTCCAAGGCATAGCCCGCATACTCCGCTGTGTTGCCGACATAGACCGTCGGCTGGCGTTTGTAGTTGAACTCCGGAACCTCAAACCGAGGTTTTATTTGACTACCGATGGGCTTTTTGCTGGTGTGAACTCGTTGATCTCCTGCAGGTGTACGGGTTTTGTAGATCTTTGACCATGGAGAATAGTCCTGGCGTTTGTCGGTTGCTCTGACTTTTTGGGTAGAGGCTTTCCAGCTAGACGCAAAGAACCCTGTGTCCACAGGGCTATTTTCTCTCGTACTCAAACCCTCAACAGTTAGCTGGATAAGTGCGTTGTAATCACGGTTTATTTGCTTTTCTAGGTCGGTGACGATCTGGCCAATGCCGCGTTTTTTAGCCATCAGAACCTCACCAGCAGAATGTAGAGATACGCTTGACCGCCGCTGAACGTGCGAATGTCAGTTATCTGTGCTTTGCGGTCTGATCCGGCAAATTTAAGAACCAGCTCATCCGCCATGGTTGGCTGGTTGTCGCCTATTTGATCAGGGGCGATGTAAACCCGCGCTTTACGCTCTTCGCGGCCTTCCTCTTCCTCTGAATCAATAAATTCAATCGGGGCTCGGATGTCGGAATAAGTTTGCTGTAAATCTGTGTACGCACCAGTTGAGACGTTGTAGTCACCAGAAACTTGGCGTAAATAATCAATTTCTACGTCTAGGCTAGTGCCTAGGTCTTTAACGACTGCTTCGGCTGCTTGGCGGAAGGCGGAATCTAGCGCTCCAGGCATGTCAACCCCTCACAACGCGGACAGAATACGAGCCACTGCCACCCAGACAATAAGCGCCGAGATAAGACTGAAGCCAAGGATAAACGTCGAATACGTTGTTAACAGTTCCAGTAGCCTGACTAGCAGTGTTGTACTCGATTTCCATCTCCCCGAGTTTGACGGATTTGTATAGCCCCGTATCGCCGGTAGACCCTGTAATCGCGTCCGTGTCATTGGCTAGCGCGTTCGCTAACTCATAAGTAGCGTATTTAATGTCGTTTGGAATCGCAGAGCAGGTCAGCTCGACACGATCCACATGATAATTATTGCGAGGCCAGCTCAGGGCTTGGTCTGCATCGCAACGATCACCGTAAAAATTCAACGTGTCGATCCAGCGTGTGGCTGAAATCAATGCACGATTTTTCTTGTCGTCTTGCTTGTTGTCCCACTGCGTACTGTTGGGCGTCGTCTCAAAATACGCATTGGCTTCTGCCAACGTCACGTAGCTGTTGGCTGTCTCACTCTTCAGTGTGGCGTTGATCGTGGCAGCCATATTGCAAAAAGAAGGTGGCCCCACCTAATGGTAGGGCCTTTGGCAACCGAACTATCAGGCGATAGCGGTAGCGTCCAGAGGGGTGTTGACGATCAACTCGACCACAGGGATCAAATCAGCGTCATAGGTCAGAGCCCAGTTGCTGCTGTTAGACAGATCAGCGTTAGAAGGGTTGTCAGAAGCGCTGCCCCACTTCGTACCCATGACGTGATACGCAGTGTGATAGTCAACTGACAGCACGTCCTGCTTAGACAGCACGTTGCGGTCAGCTTCAATCCGCAGATCCTGTTGAACACCTTCAAGAATGGTGCCCGACTTGATCAGGTAGCAACGGAACTCCTTCTGGTGACCAGAAGCGCCAGGTGCATAGGTGTTGACCTGTTCGTCGATGATGACGTTCATACCGGCAAATTCACCGATAGAACGAGCACCAACACCAACGCCACCACCACCCCAGGTGACTGCACCGCCAGTAGACAGAGCAGACGTGGAGAAGGTGAGCATTCCAACCTGATACAGGTAGAACGCAACGGACGGGTGGACAACCAGAGTGTCAAGCTCCTCGCCACGCTCACCCAGCAGTGAACGACCACGGGCAACAGTAGAAGCACTGAGGAAGTTGTCCTCAGTAGCGCCAGTGCCAGCCTTGGCGATGTCCAGGTGGTTAGAACCCAACGCGCCAGAGCCAGCAGCAAACAGGCCGTTCAGGTGAGAGAACAGACGTGCGCTGTTGAGCTTGTTGATGGCGTCAGCCAGCTGGTTGCGGATGTGCAGCATGGGGTCTTCACCAGCTGCCAGAATCGCAATGTCATCCACGGCATAAGCAAAGCCACGGTGACAGATGGTTGCGATCTGAGTTCCGGTACCAACCTTTTGAGGGGTCAGATAACCAGCATTGCTGGTGCCCCAGCTAGCTGTACCGTCCATGATCTCCTCAGAAGGAGCAATGGGGTTGAACTCAGGGACTTGGATGCGAGTACCGCCTTCACGAGAATCGAGAAGAGCGTTACGAACAACAGCGCCAGACTTGATGAACAAGCTGCGCTCTTTGATTGCCTCAGACACGTAGGTGCTGAGATTATTCCTTTTTACGATGTCCGCCAGAAGGACACCGCCGGAATAATTCTGAAATGGTGCTGCCATTTCTTATTCAGGGATAACGTTTGCGGGGTTTCAAGTCACGGACTCGAAGTGGTGTCCCACGGGGACTATTTACCTGCCTCTCTCTTGAGCACAGCTGCAAGATCAGGGTCGGTAGTTTCCAAGGCCATTTGCCTTGTTAAGTTCATACTACCTTCCAACCAAGGATTAGCGACGCCTGCTGCACCAGCAGTTCCTGTAGTTGGCTTGGCTCCCATCCCAGCTTGAGCACTAGGTTTGAAATGATGCTCGAAGCCAGAACCAGGATTCTTCAACTTGGCAAGGTAGACATTGATGTCTTGCTCGACACCACCATCAAGCACCTTGACGCTGCCATCATCCGACTTTTTAAGGTCGCTTTGAACAAGACGTAGCATCTGCTCAGCATTGATTGCTCCAGCCTGACTAATGGCAGACAACGCTGAGGTTTGCATTGCTGCAGTCTCATTGGAGTTGCGAAGCTCGGCTAACTGTCGCTCCAGATCGGCAATCTGCTGGTCTTTGCTTTGAGCAGTCTTGTTGGCTTCCTCCCAAAGATCCTTCCATTGACCTTGATCTTCCAACGTCTTACGACGCTGGTCATCCTGTTTTTTGTAGACCTCATCTAACTTGCCTTTAATGCCTTGGAATTTTTCCTCGGCTTCACTGGCACGTTGCTGAAGCGTCTGAATTTTCTGCTCATACGCAGAAACATCAATGTTGACGGTGCTTGGAGTCTCAGCCACGGGCTGTTCAGAAGACGCCACGGGCGTTTCCTGGATGACTTGTTCTTCCATTACGAAGACGTTTCTTTTGTATCAGTTTGCTTTACTACCTTAGTAGTTCTTGTCTTTTTTGTCGATTTAGGCGGTGAACTGGACTCTTTTTGCTTAATTTGTTCCGCCTCACTTAAATGCTCGACGGATTCCCAGCGGTAAGTACCGTCAGATTGCAATACCTGCTGAATAGATTTGGTCATTCAGGTTGATCCTCCGCTTGGGCCACAGTAGGCAGAATTTCGCCTTGCACAAGCATCTCACGGAACTCGTCTCGGTCGATGACCTTATCTTCAAACAGCTGAGCCATTGCTGCAATATCCTGCCCAATAAGCCGTTGCAAGTCAAAATCACGGCTAATCTTGACTTCAGGCGGCTCTAAACCTAAGTAGTCAGCAGCCAAATCATACGATTTTTGCAAGCCTGACTCAAGATCCATTGAAACCATCGACAGCATTGAATTAGTGTCGATACGATCCAAGCGGCGGGCATCTGCAGATTCAGCAACAAACTTCTGTTGACTCAGCGTGCTGATCCCAAGCGTCGCCATCTGCTGCTGTAACTCCTGTATTTCCGCCGACTGCGCTTCAAACGCGCTTGATGCAGGCTCCACGTAATAGACCTTGTTACCCGGCTGGGTCGCCATCGCATAATTAACGCTAATCGCCATATCCTTCGTCTGGTCATCCCAGCCCTCAAGGACAAGCATCGGTTGCGAAGCGATGTGCAGGCTGTGGATAAGATCCGCTTGCCGTTGATAATGGGCCAAATTGAGATGAGCAATATCCAGCAACGGCGGCTTACTCGTCAATGTATCCGTTTTATTGGCATAAATCGTTACCAGCGGAATCTGGCCAAGTGAAAAATCGCCTGATTCAACCAACTCGTACTCCGCTGTAGCGTCGGATTGATCGAAGCTAGAGGGGTATGGGAACGCCCCTTGCATCTCTTTCTTCTGCTCTTCTTGCCGGAAGACACGATAACGACCTGGCTCGATGACACGAATTTGGTCATAAACTTTCTCTCCAAATTCACCGTCAGGCACAACGGCTTTTTCACCAATACGCACTTGCGTAAGGTTGCCGTAGTTGACTTCTCGGTCCAAACGCCACCCATAAACTTGGGTTGGATCCACTTCAATCCAATAGGGCCGACGATTAAGAGCACGCTCCTCAGCAAGACTTCTCGCGTCCGATGGCGCAGGAAAATCAACCAGAGTGTGGCAGTGCCCATAGGTCAGGGCACAGATCAGGAGCCGTCGAGCGTACTCATCTAGATCTGATCCACAACCGTCAACATCCTTGTTGAAAACATTGGTCCAATATGGGTCTCCTTCGACACTAATCGGTTTACGCAGAATCAACCCGGCTGCCGCTCGAATCAACCGTTGCGTGTACGGCGTGAAAACTGATCGGTTGACCCGCGCCAGGTAAGCGCTGTAATCCTCGCGTGGCTCTAATGGCAGAAATGCTTCTGAGTTGTCCCGTAAATACTCTGTGCCGCTTGTCACGGCTTTCATAATCTCCCAGCCCTTCATCTGGTCGATTACTGCCCGTGTCCGGACGAACGGACTGTCAACACCTCCTAAATAGGAAGAGCTGACTAAATGCGTTCTTACCAGACCCGGCACAGAGTAGGTCATGACACCTCAAAAGTGAGTTACTAACAGCCCCATCGACGACGGGCCGCTTTACCCCGTTCACCTGTCCATCCACGGCTACGAGCGCAAAAAGACTTCTTACGAGCGGCTTCTGCNTTGCTTTTAGGNTTACCCGTGACTGGCGGTTTCAANTTNGAACCCGTTTCACGGTTATACCTGGCGCGGCCTTTAGCGGTAAGACCAGCACCTTTACTAGCAGGCAGTTTTTCACCACGCCCAACACTAAGGTTGGGACCACGTTTCCGTTTTTTGCGTTCTGCCATCGTCCTAACCCTTACTCAAGGTTAGAAGTGATGGTGCTGCTGGTAACGAAGTTGCAGGTAGCAACAACTAAATCACCGACAGTAGACGTGATGTCCATACTGGTAATAATTCCGCCGAAAGCAACAGAATCAGTTCCTGAAGAACTGCCAGTGGTAAACAACTCAAACGAAGCGTCTGCAGTGTCGTTGGTTTTTACAATGTCTTCGATCAAACCAGCTTGACCAGTTGCGTCCGGGTCGTAAACCAGCTCAACTGTGCCAGAACCACTGATCAGACTGCCGACAAACTGACGAAAGGTGTTGCCGTGGACCGTAGTGTCCAACGTGTCTTTGGTGATGTTGAGCGTCCAGCTGCGAGTGCCGACAACTGTGGCAAGACTGCCAGCACCGGTTTCAAACTGGACCGATCCTTGCTCTCCGCGAAGAACAGCCATTTTTAGACATAAGAAGGGTCTATAACGCTCAGTCTAACCGCTAACCACCCACAAGCCATGTCAGCTTTTCTTCTTCTTGGCCTTACGTCGGCGATGTTGGTACGAAATCTTCTTTGACCCAGTTTTTTCACGCTTGAAACGAGCCTTTTCCGATGGACTCATCTCTTTTGTTGTTTTTGGCGTCTTATCTGACACCCGCTTTGACGGACGACACGCCGGATAATCGCGCTTTTCGCCTTTAGAACGGCCACAAGGCTTCCCGGTCTTTATATCGACCCACTTCTCGTCAAACCATCTGCCAAGACCTCCACGGCCTTTACTTTTTGGTTTTGCGGGTTTTCGTGGTTTTTTTCGTTCCGCCACTGGTTGCTTTCCGATAAGTGCCACCACGCTTCTTATATTCGCGCACCAGCCACGCATTTGCATACGCGCTTGGGTACACCGCGAACTTGCGCTTGGCTTCAGCTTTAACTCGGTTGTAAAGCGTCTTGTTTACTGGGACGTTTTCAGTTGCCACAGCTGCACCGCATCTTCTTGCTGCCCTTCTTCATACCCTTTTTCTTGCCTTTGGGCTTTTTCTTGCCACCGGCTCCGTAATGACCAGGCATAGCGAGTAGGTGATGGGGGTACGCCTAGTTTAACGGGCCTTGGTTGTGTATTCCAGGGTTACTTGGCGGCGGCTACCCTCAAGCGATTTCCAGCGAGGGAACTTGACCAAAATTGAGGGGTCTAAAACTTCTTCGGGGGGTTGTAGGGTGCGCCAGCGGTGGTCGCAGTCGCGGCAGGAACGATCGCGGACTGAATCGCCGTCTTGTGAGGTGTATTTACCGAGGACGCGGGTGTCGTTGGAGCCGCATTTTGGGCAAAGGGGTGCGTTGAGCGGACGAAACATCCTCAATACAGGCGGTATGACGTGGCCCCCAGCGTTTCAGGCTTCGCCAGGTTGAACTGTTGCAACACAAGATACCCGAAAGCGTCGAACGCATGGTCCACTCCCAGATTTTTGTTAGGTAGGCCCGTTCCAGGGGCGTAGGTGAGGGTGCGGAGGGATTTGATGAGTTCTTTGCAGCGGGGGTGGATTTTTACGCGGCGGGTGCCGGAGGCGTCCATTAGGCCGGTGTTGACGGCGGTTATTTTGTCGCGGATTTTCCAGGGGGAGCGGGGGGATTGGACGGTGAAGCCGCTGCGGCGGAGGATTGCGTGGTCGGTGACGCCGACGCCGCTGGTTTTGCGCGCTCCACCCGTGGGGTCGGGGCAGGCGATGACGCGGCGGTCTATGCCGTAGCGGTTGGTGACTTCTTCTGCGAAGTCCCAGGTGGTTGCACCGCCGGTGAGCATGATTTCGTCGAAGACGTAGAGGGTGTCTTTGTCTTTGACGGCGCAGATTCCGCTCATGGGGTCCACGTTGAAG